TAGAAATGTTGTAGAGCTATCGCCAATGGCAACGTCACCCTTAAATGTGGCACTGCCATCCTGTAGGATTTGGGAAGTAACGTCACCAGTATCATTGTATCCTTTAAGGATCACATTATCAACATCTGGACCTAATACTGCAGCAATACGAGTGTCATCTGAATCTGTAACAATAAAACGGTTATTTGAGGTGACGTTGCTCGCAAAGGAGGCGCTGCCGTCATCAGAAATTATTACTGTATTAGCTGAAGAGCTATCTTGGAGAAAAATAGACAACTGATCTTCAGCGTTTCTAGTGATAAAGAAGGATCCATAGGGCCTACCAGCCTCACTAGCCACTAACAATGATGACCCGACTGGTGCATCACGCTCGCATCTAACTTGTCCAGCAAACGTAGCGCTGCCATCGTTATTGATTGCCGCAACACTTGTTTTTGGTGTAGAGCCATCAGGGGCACTGAAAACCTCGACAGCTGACTGGCTTGTTGTATTTGAATAGAGGGCGAGATTTCCAAAAGTATTACCTGTTGGCGCGACCGCTACCCCACAAGTTCCGGCAGCCGTTCCAATTGTTCCAAACTGCCCCAGGCCAGACGCAGTAATGTTGCCGTCAACACCAAGCACAACCTTGTCAGTGCCGAGGGTTAAATCCCCCGTCATGTTGTCGCCTGCTACTTCTACATATCCAGTGACTGGAGGGACATCACCAGCGGTAATATACCCAGCATCATTATTTAATTCAGAAATATCATCCCCAGGCTGAATAGCACTATCTGCTTTCGTTCCCTGCTCTGCAGTTGCAGCGCCAACATCAGCAGCAGTAAGAACGACAACGCCGACTTCACCGTTTACTGAAGTGACCGGACTATCACCCGCTTGACCTAACTCAACCCAGGATGCGCCATCCCAATAACTAAGCGTATTTTTACTTGTGTCATACCAAAGATCACCCTCGTCAGGACCAACAGGTGGTGTTGGGCTTGGTTCTACTCCGCTGCCACCTGGCTCAATCTTGATGATGTTGTCTGCGTTGTCTTTAAAGAACAGCGCAGGTGAATCGGCGTGCGCCCCAACGCAAAGCTCGCCAATCTGAATATCGTCAGCAGCAGGAGTTTTATCCTTGACTACTGAATTTTTGAGCTTGATGGTTGTAGCCATTGCGCTGTCCAGCGAACATTACGCTTGTGCAAGCGTATGATCATTCTAAACGACTAAAAAGTGCCGCCATCCAATGTCGCGGTGTTAAACCAAATACCTGAACCGTCAGCCTGCAAACGCTCGCCTTCTTTCAAAGTTGTGATATTTACATCGAGAAGTGTTGACAGATAACTTGAACCACCACCACCACCACCGGCCCCAGAATCAATCTGTATATATCCCTGTGTTTCATTAATGCATAGCAACCAATCACCAGGAGTAAACGTGTCAGAAGAAACGTCAGGCTGATTAACGTTGCTTCCTTCTGTTTGGCAGATTAAATAAAGACCAGACAAGTCATTAGAAGGTGCTGGAATTGCACTGCCCGCTGAGAGCCCTGCTGTTGCTCCAAAATCAGTGACGATTGAAACTGTCCCAGTTGATGCATCAAATGTTCCGCCCCATCGAAGGTTGTTTGCTTGCAGAGCACCAAAACCTACAGGGCTCCAATTGTTACCCGCTGAACCACGGCTATAAACGCGTAGTTGTGCTGTAGATGGTTGCCACCACAGCATCCCCAAATAATAATCAGTTGAATAACCCGGAAAATCTTCCTGCATTAAGCAGGTCGAATAATCCGTCATCTTCTTTGCAGTTATCGAATCATCCGTTAATCGCGCAGCTGGAAATGATCCGGAAACAATTTTGCTGGCATCTAAATTCGGGACTTGAGCTGCGTCGAGGATTGCGCTGCCTGCAATGACGTGGCCATAGGCATCAATGTCTACAGATGCAAGACCTGCCTGTGCTCCGCCTGTTACCCCCTTATGCGTGACGGCACCATTTGCATCAATGGCTAATGGGCTTGCTGCGTCTGTCGGAATACTGACTGCCCCAACCTCGGTTGAGGTTGCGACTGGCAGGTCAGCGCCAACCAGTGGCGTAACAGCAGTGATATGACCGTGTTCGTCGTAGGTAAAACCTGAAATCCCACCTGCAGCAATTGATGAGGCGTGATCGAGAGCACCGGCAGGGCTAACACTTAGACCACTGCTAGCCGGGACACTGACCCCACCAATCTGCGTGTCTGTTGCAGCAGGTAAATCACCAGCGGTTAGAGCCACATCACCAGTGATCAGGCCCTGCTCATTCCACGCAATGCCGTTGCGCTGTCCAGCAATAACTGAATTGGCAATACCAATGTTGTCCGCATCGATGTCAATGCCACGCCCGACCGCATCTAATGCGACCTTCTCAGCCGTAATCGACCGATCCGCAATTGCACTGCCGTTAACGGAACTGATCTTGATGGCAGATACAGCACCATCAGCAATCTTTTCTGTCGTTACGCTGCCATCTGCTAATTCAACCGTTGTTACTGAGCCAGGCGGCAGACCTACTGGAGTTGTAAATCCATCCCAGTCGATTTTATTTGGGTCAACACTGCCATCCTCTAGGCGGTTTATACCTGCCAGAACAAGATCATCCGCTCGGATTTTTTTGGTCTCTACTAGAGAAACGTCGGCAATCGCCAAAACGTCATCAGCTTGCAGTTGCGCCAAACTGAGCGGCGGCAGTTTACTGATCTCGGTGTCTGGCATTGCCGCCTTGTATCAACCTATATAAGAATTCTACTCGGCCAAAATTAAGCGACTCTCGCCATCCTCTTGCAGGATCAGACTGATCGCATCTTCCTGCGCCAGGTAAGAAGGCGGCAAACCATAGAGCAGTTTGAATTCACCCGTGGTGACGAATTGGATCGTCGAAGTAATGATCTCCCCAACCTCTACAGAAATGGAGCAGCTGGTAACGATGCATTCCGCCTCATACCAAACGGAATTAACACTGGAGTCAGTATCACGATAAACAAAAAAGCGGCCAAAGAAATCAGCGCCCTGCGTAAGGCGAATACAAAGCTGCGCTAAATACGCCGAAAATTCAACGCCATCAGAACAGACGTCTGGGTCACATAACTTGCTCCTGTGCTCCCAGAAGCAGTCAATAGAGCCCTGCCCTGCAATTAGCCCGGCTTCGTACTGCTGAACAAACTGACTGCCAAGGTGCGTCGTATTAACGGTTTCACGTTCAGTCGTGAAGTCGTAGCTGGTGATTTTGGCAAGCGGCGTGAAGGTATCACCGCGCGTTGTGATCAGTAGGTCTTGACGATCAGACCAAGCAATTAAAGGCAGCGCTGCATTGAGCTGGCCTGCTACCGCATCTTGAAAGCTGTCGTACAAACGCAGACTGCCAAGAGGGTCAATGTAGATAAACCCCCGCCAATCATTGAAATTATGACCTTCAACAAGATGCAGCTCACTGCCATCAACGGTTTCAATATCAACCTGATCACCGGTAATAAAAGTTCCGAGCAACTCCTCTTCAGGACTAAACCGGCGTTTTTCGACCGAGACGTCTCCGTCTAGCAAAGTAATTTTTACAGGCTGACCAGAGGCCCGCTTGAGTTCAATACCGCCTTGATTGCCTAAGTAAACAGTCATAAGAGATCAAAAGGTCCACTCAAACGGCGCCCCATGCACCTGGAAACTGACATCCGCGCTAACCACCTCACCAACGCTGCAGGTCATTGCAAAGCTAGTGATGTACGCGTAAATCCCGATGGCGCCACCACCGTCAACAGCCAATCGAATTTTGCATAACTCCGGCTGTGCATTAACGCCAAAATTTGACGAGTCAGGGGTGTTACCGCCGGTCTTAATTAATGGCCCGCCAACGCGTTCAACATTGCTCACTGCCTCCGAGTAATACAGCAGGGAGGCCTGACCACTGGCAGAACGCACACCATTCACAAGCGTTGCGTCAGTGTCTTGCAGGCTTGTCGTGTCTAGTGTCTGCTGCTGAACCGTATAAGTCCAATTCTTCAGCCTTCCAACTCGCACGGGTGTGCCGGACGCTGAAGATATTTCCATGACGCCATGCTGGCCTGAAAAATACATTGAGCGTCTGGCCCCCAGTTAATTCATTCTAAGCGCCATACAAAAGCCCAATGAACTGAAGCTGAACCGTTGAAATGCCTGGGTAGATGCTCTGCATTTGGGGCGGCTCCTTGTAGCGCCAACGCAAAACCTTTTTGCCGTCTTGCATGGCACCTTGGAGATCAGTGCCTATCCCTTGCCAGCCTCTGGCGTTGTCAAAAACAACGTAGTCATCATCAATCATTGATTCGTAGTGAACCAATAGATCGGCCGCAGCTTCGTCGGTGATGTTATTGAAATCTAGTGTCAGCTCTGCATTAACAAAATTTTGGCCGTAGGAAATCACGGTGGTTGCACCGTTTTGCCCTTCAAAAACCGTTTGCGGTAATCGACCCGGCCGATATGAACGACCGGTCGGAATAATGCCCTGCGGGAATGCACGAAGATTGGGAGCCATCAGAAAGTCTCCTCGACAAAGTCGTTGTCATTCTCGGTCCAATCTAGGATTCGCAAAGCTCCTGTATTTGTCAGCGGAGCAACGGACCCCGCA